GCCGGCATTAATAGTGTAAAAGTTAAGAGTGATGAGCACTACGAACAACTTGGTTATGATGAAACTCCATTTACAACTCAGACTGTTTTTGCAAATACTCCCGGTTCCTGGGCAAATGGAATAAGAGTTGGTGTTATTGATGCAAGAGGAGATCAAATCCTCACAATGAATACAGAAGCAGTAACTACATTTAATGCTGCGATTACTGATAGAATTGCATCATCAACTGGTATTGGAACCACTGTTGGTATTACAACAACATCAATTACTCTGGGTCAAGTAGTAAGATCTGGTGTGGTTGCATCAGGGACAACGGTTACTGCTATCGGTGAAGGTGTTATAACACTTTCTAATAGCACAACGAATACTGCTGCAGATACTTTCTTATTTGATTTTGGTACTGAGACTGTTTCAACCGCTGCACTGGTAGTTGGGGCAGGTATTACACAAACCATTTCTAAGGTTCTTCCTGGAGCAGGAACAACAACCCTTCTTGATGGATATCTGAAAGGCATTATTACCGAAGTAGGTTCTGGTGAGGCAACTGTAAAGGTTCTTGAGCACGTTGCTGCTGACGGATCAATTACCAAAGTTGATTATCAACCATCAGGAGTTTATGCTTTCTCTGGATCTGGGACGGTTGCTATTCACACTAGTGGCAATAATACTTCTTACGGATCAACAGCAGTAACTGCACAGAAAGATTGGTTTGATTCACAACAAATCACTCTTTCTATTGGAAATACCACTAGCTGGAATCAGTTTTCTGATCGTCCAGGAACTTCAGAATATGCTGCTGCTAGAGGTAGTAGATTCGATGAAGTTCATGTTGTGGTTATTGATGGTAAGGGAACAATCACAGGTAATGCAGGAACAATCCTTGAGAAGCATTTGAGTCTTTCTAAGGCAAAGGATGGAGAGTTCTCAGTTGGATCAGCTTCTTACTGGACACAATATCTTAAGAGTAACTCCGAATACATTTTCGGTGGAACTCCTGCTTCTGGCGATTCTGTCAACACAGGATTCAAGAGTGGTGGAACAGGATTTGATCCAGAAACAGATATTGACTGGAACCAAGATGCTGAAGGAATTACATTTAAATCTGTTGGAAACAAGTTATTTACTTTAATAGACGGAAAAGATTATGGTGGAAAGGTAGGAGTTGCTTCCACTGGTGCTCTGAATGCAGAATTGGGGAAACTGGTTTCTGGATATGGATTGTTTGAGAATACAGAAAACTACGAAGTAGATTTCCTTCTGATGGGATCTGGGGCAAGATCACAAAATGAAACTCAGGCACTTGCAAACAAACTGATTGCCGTTGCCGAAGCGAGAAAAGATGCAATCGCATTTATTTCACCAAATAGAACTACTGCAATCGCAGATAACCCATCTAATACAGCTGCTGCTGTTTATGATGATGCAACAATCACCAATAACGTTCTTGAGTTCTTTGCACCTATCACATCATCATCTTATGCAGTGTTTGATAGTGGTTATAAGTACATGTATGATAGATTTGCAAACACATTCCGCTATGTTCCTCTAAACGGAGACATTGCTGGAACTTGTGCTCGCAATGACATCAACAACTTCCCATGGTTCTCACCAGCAGGAACTGCAAGAGGAGCGATTCTCAATGCAGTCAAACTTGCTTATAATCCTTCTAAGACTCAAAGAGACAGACTTTACTCCGCAAGAGTAAATCCAGTCATCTTCTCACCTGGTTCAGGTATCATCCTCTTTGGTGATAAGACTGGATTTGCCAAAGCATCAGCATTCGACAGAATCAACGTCCGTCGTCTGTTTGTATATCTTGAAGATGCAATCTCTGCTGCTGCTAAGGATCAACTCTTTGAGTTCAACGATGAGATTACAAGAACTAACTTTGTAAATATCGTTGAACCATTCCTCCGTGATGTTCAAGCTAAGAGAGGAATCCAAGATTATGTCGTTATTTGTGATGAAACAAATAACACTGCTGCCGTCATCGACAACAATGAGTTTGTCGCTGATATCTTCATCAAACCTGCAAGGTCGATTAACTTCATCGGTCTTACATTTGTTGCCACCAGAACTGGTGTTGCTTTTGAAGAAGTAATTGGTAACGTTTAATTAAATTAGAGGTTTAACGAACTATGGCAACCCGTCAACAACAAAACAACATTCCACTCAGAAAAATCACTGATTTTAAGAGTAAGTTAACTGGTGGTGGTGCAAGACCCAATCTCTTTGAAGTTGAGTTAGCATTCCCAGGTGCCGTTGGTGTCGATAATGACACTCTCCAAAAGGCAAGATTCCTTGTCAAGGCAGCGGCACTGCCTGCATCAACAGTTGCCCCAATCGATGTTCCATTCAGAGGTCGTATTCTCAAGATCGCTGGTGACAGAACATTCGAAACCTGGACAATCACTGTTATCAACGATGTTGATTTCTCCATTCGCTCGGCATTCGAGAAGTGGATGAACACAATCAACAAGATGAATGATGGAACTGGACTGACTGATCCAGAAGCATACCAGGCAGATGCTTATGTCTATCAACTTGGTCGTGATGGAGGAATCCTGAGATCATATCATTTCTATGATGAGTTCCCAACCAATATTTCTACTATTGACCTGAGTTATGAGACAACTGACACCATTGAAGAGTTCACTGTAGAACTTCAAGTTCAGTGGTGGGAAGCTTCCAGAGGAACTTCTGCTAATGCTGGTGGCGAAGACATTAACTAAATAGTAGAATAACAGTCTAGTCAAGATTATAATGGCAAAACTTTTTGGTTTTTCAATTGAGGATAAAGATAAAAAATCCGCTTCTATAGTGTCCCCCGTTCCTCAGTCAAATGAGGACGGGGTTGATCATTATATTTCCAGTGGATTTTATGGTCAATATGTAGATATTGAAGGTGTATATAGAACAGAATATGATTTAATCAGAAGATATCGTGAAATGGCACTCCATCCGGAATGTGATGGTGCCATTGAAGATGTCGTCAATGAGGCAATTGTTAGTGATCTTTATGATTCACCCATCGAAATTGAATTATCTAATCTGAATGCAACCGATAAGTTAAAGAAAGCAATCAGAGAAGAGTTTAAAAGAATTAAAGAAATACTTGATTTTGATAGAAAATCACATGAGATTTTTAGAAATTGGTATGTTGATGGAAGACTTTATTATCTGAAAGTAATTGATACTAAAAAACCACAAGAAGGAATTAAGGAACTCAGATATATTGATCCATTAAAAATC